CATCATTAAATAGTCCATCCGGTTTTCAGCAAGGTGTAAGTTACCAAGGGTTTAATAATCCAATGTATAATCCAGCAGTGCAAGTTCCCAGTAATTGGACTAGGGCACAGAATAAAAATTTAAATAGATCGTTAGTATCTCCAAACATAGCAAAAGCATTGGCAACTTCTATACCAGCAGTTAGAAGTGCTACACTTACACCAGATAAGGCATTATTAATAGGCTCAACCACAAGATTAAATGGTTTAGACGCAGACTTAAAACAGATCGCACTAGGTCCACAAGGAGAACGACTTAGTTCAAGCAATGCTGATGTTGCAGTTCTTAGGGACAAAGTTAAAAAGTTAAATGCTCTCTCAGCAGATACCGATCCTGCTGATATAAAAAAATCTTATGACTTAATGGGTGTTAGTAAAGTAGAAAATGTTGGTATTGTGACTTATATGGATAAACAGTCTGGCATAAGTATAAATGACTTTACAAATGCTGAACATTTAACAGACAGTCAAAACATACAATTGATTAGAGCAGACTTTGCCGCAACATCAACAGAAGTGAGATCTTTAATTAGTCCAGTCAAACCTGACGGCACTGAACTTTTAGTATCCGATAACCAAGTGGCCGCTTTAACCAGCATGGCTATGCACATTGGAGTCCAAGGAACGGATGGCAACACTGGATTAGCAGGTAGTAAAGCATTAGCACTTACAAACGCAGGCGATTTTCAAAAAGTTCCAAAAGCAATGCTTGAATTTTCATACGGCCCAAGTGTTAACGGGTCGACACCTCAACAAAGGCCAGACTTTTATTATCGTAGATTATTCGAAGGAGAGTTATTTCAAACTCCTGATTATATACCTTTACCTGATTATGGTGATAGAAATGTTTCTTGGCAACAACAAGCATTAGATTTAAGAAACATGAGAAATAGTGTTTTAGGTTTCAGTGCAACACCTGCAACACCGTACAACCCAAACAATACTGGGTCGACTACAGATTCAGAATCTGCTTAAAGCTCTTTGCTATTTAAAAGTCTTTGTAAATCTGAAATTTTCACATACGCTCTGTATTTCTGATCTTGTTCTTCCGCAACACTTCTTTTAAGCATATCTATTTCTGCTTTTAAAGCATGTATAAGTTTAAGTTGATCACAAAGTTCTAGTCGTAGTTCTTCTTCCAGTGTGTTGTTAAGATTGAGATTTTGGCTCACAATTTTCCTCGAATATACATTTAGTTAATAACTCTGTTGCAGTATTATTTAACAAAATTCCGCTATGTCCAGCCTCAATAAAGAAATTTTCGCTGTTTTTGAATAGAGGCGGTGTAGCACTTTGGCTACTAACACTTACCATGCCGTCATTGGCTTGACTGCCCATACCGGCAACAGGATTGCCACCTCGAGTACAAACAATGTTAGTATGCATACCGTTAAACTTTTTAGATTGCAGTAAATTTAAAACATCAGCACCTGGCCTAGTGTTTTGGAACATTTTCGAGTTTCTAAAAAAATAACCAAAAATTCTAGCAACAGGTGTGCCTTGCCACGGTGTAGCAATAGTAACTAGGTGTTTAACTTGGCTGGGATTAATGGCACTATACCAAGCACCAATTAATCCGCCAAAACTGTGGCCGACCACCGTGATAGGTTCATCACCTAGTTCACGGCGGACCTTTCTAGTCACAGAGTCCACAACATCAAAAGGATCTTCATCCATATCATACATAGGTGCTATGCTGTCATGTTTTGGCAAAATTAATTTATAATAATTAAAATTATCAGGCGAAGCATTAGCACCATGTAGATATAAGATTTTAGACATTCTTGATAAGTTTCTCCATCTCTACAAATTCCTGTGGCTTAACATGTTTATCGTAGCCATAGTGACCTGCAAAGTAAATAGTGTCAAAAAGAACAAACTTTTTGTTAACACTATCATAGATTCCAAACTGTGCATACTTCTGCTTGGTAGCAGACATTGTATGGAACCTCTTAAAGTTAAGTTTTTTGTTAGCAACATCGGCTAACACACAAATACGATCAAACTCATTTTTGATCTTGAACATTTAATTGTTCCTCTTGTTAGTAAAAATAACAGTTGTATTTACTACAACATTGCTTATTATACACACTTTTTACGCCCTGTCAACCACTTTTTCTTTAATTAAAACTATAGTTAATGATTATGATAAATACTTGTATGGCAACAGTATTCAAAGGATTCAATACAGTAGACAATATTAGGGCACCATATACTCTTACAGATATAGAATTGGTGAAAAGAGATCTACTGAATGAATTTTACACCAAGAAAGGCGAGCGAGTAATGAGACCGGATTTTGGTTGTATTGTTCATGACTTGCTAATGAATCCTGAGGATCTAGTTACAGATAATGAAATTAGAGAAGATATAGAAAGAATTATAGAAAAAGAAACAAGAGTTGAATTGCGAGATATTAAGATGCTACGAACTGACCATTCTATTAGAGTAGAAGTAGCATTAAACTTTGTTTACTTAAACGCAGAAGATGCACTGTATCTTGAGTTTACAAGAGAGAATTAAAAATGGCTTTAGTTAATAGACAGAATAATTTATTTGCGGCAGAAGATTGGAAAGTTGCATATAAAGCATTTAGCCAGGTTGATTTCCAGGCGTATGATTTTGACACCATTAAAAATGCTCTAGTCGATTATATCAAAACAAACTTTCCTGAAAACTTTAACGACTACACAGAAAGTTCTGAGTTTATTGCTATCATTGAAATGCTGGCGTTTATATCTCAGTCACTGGCATTCAGAATGGATCTCAACAGCAGAGAAAACTTTTTAGAAACTGCTGAAAGACGCGACTCTGTTTTTAAACTTGCAAGAATGCTTGGCTACAATCCAAGAAGAAATATTTGTGCAAGCGGGCTATTAAAAGTTGATTCTATTAGAACATCAGAAACTGTTACAGACAGTGCTGGTAATAATCTTAACAATGTAAACATTTTCTTTGATGATGCAAATAATCCTGACAGTTACGAGCAATTTTTATTAGTATTAAATTCTGCGATGAGCAGTAGTAATAGATATAGTGCGCCTGTAAAGTCAGGTAAAGTAGCAGATGTGCCAACAGACATTTATGAAATACAAACTCAATTAAATGCTCCTATTAGTTTTCCTTTTAAAATTAGTGTCAACAATAGACAATTAAACTTTGAGGTTGTTAATCCAGATTTTAAAGACGGCGGCGTGTTTGAAGAACAACACCCTAATTCACTTAATAACTTTAATTTAATTTACAGAAACGATGGTAAAGGTATAGGCAGTGATGATACCGGATTCTTCTTGATGTTTAAGCAGGGTACATTAGGTACTAACGATTTTAACTACATTACACCTATTGAAAATAGAATTGAAAATGTTAATATACCAAACATTAACGAAAGTGATGTTTGGTTATCAGAATTAGATTCAAATGGTGTAACTTTAAATAAATGGCAACGAGTACCTAACACTGTTGGACAAACATTAACATATAACGATCTCACACTAGGTGAGAAGAATTTATATTCTATAGAAAATATTGATAATGCAGGTATAAGATTAAAATTCCCAGACGGTACATTTGGTAATATTCCTTACGGTAGATTTAAAATGTATCACAGGGTTAGTTTACCTGAAGCATTTACAATTACTCCTGCAATGGCAAGAAACATACAGATACCTATTCCTTATGAAAATGCAACTGGCGAAAAGCACACATTAACTATTACATGTAGTTTAAAGTACACTGTGAAAAACAGTTTGCCAGCAGAAACATTGGGTGCTATTAAACAGAGAGCACCGCAAGCATTCTATACACAAAACAGAATGGTTTCTGCACAGGATTATAATGTGTTTCCGTTTAGTCAAAGCAGTAATATTACAAAACTAAAAGCAATTAATAGAACTCATGCCGGCCATAGTAGATATATTGATATTAATGATCCGACAGGAACATATCAGAATTTAGAAACATTTGCACAAGATGGTGCATTGTATAGTGAAAGTAAAACAGTTACAAGCCAATTTACAGTAGGTATTAATAATACAGTTTCTGAAGTATTAACAGTAACATTACCTAAAATACTTAAAAATCAGAGATTGAGTAATTTTGTTTATAACCAATACAGAGAAGGCTGGATGGATTTGGATACAAACAAATTCAACATTGAAAGGCATGATATATTATTTAAATCATTACCAGTTGTAACAGGCAAAAGCCAGACAGGTTATTTTACAGAAAAATCTTCTGTAGCAGGACAGGAAAATGTTTTGGTGAACAATTATTTTAATAATACAACTGGCAAGTTTATGTTTAAAATGTTCCAAGAAAACAATTTCTTAAGATTTGAGAATCCTAGAGATCCATCCGATTGGACTTGGGCTAGACTTACACGAGTCGATAATAATGGTGAACTCAGCAGTGGATTAAGCACAGGAGTTGCACCTATACAGATAAGT